ATATAAAAATATTTAAAGAATTAAAATATAAAAGAATAAATGTTTAGCTACATATATAAAAATTTTATAAACAGTAGTAGTAGTAAGGAAAAAGAAATAGACCAAAGAAAAGATGAAAGAAAAAGATTATTTTTTGAAAATAATAAAGACTATGGAAATTTAAATAATAATTATTTAATTTATAAAATTAAAAATAAAGATTTGCAAAAAATATTTTCAAATTGTGAAAAGGATGAAATAAAAAAAGATATTTTGGAAAAATTAAAATATTTAACTAATAAAGTTGCATATAAATTATTTCATAAAATACAACCATTGATTTTATATTATAATGAATTAGGTTGTATTTATATTATTTTGGATATGGATACAAATAAAAATGGAAAGGATGAATACAAAATAATAAGTAGAATAGCAAGTATATATATATTAATGATTAATAAATATATAGGAGATTATTTTGAGGAAAATGAGATAGAGAATATAGAAATAACAAAAAAATCATTTAATAATAAAAAGAATTTAATAAATTATTTAATATTAAAACAAAAGGATTGTAAGAATAACATATTACAAAAGTGTAGAATATATAAAGATGATTGGTTATATGGATATTTTTTGATAAAGACTGATTATTCAGAAACAATATTAAATTCAAGTATAAATGATATGCAGAATATAAATTTAAATTCAAAAAACAAGATAGTATATTATAAAAATATAATAACTGAAATTATTTTCTAAAATTATCATAATATGAATAGAAATATGGTTAATATTATGATAAATTTAAATTCAGAATTGACAACGAATAACGAGATGCGAATTATAACAGATTTTGTAAATACATTAAATGAAACAAGAATATCAATTAGAAGAATACAAGAAAGAAGAAGAAGAAGTTTTAATGAAATAGCAAATATAATAAGAATGATTAGCATAGAAAGATTAAATAATACAATAAATGAAGAAGATTTAGAAGATGTAAAAGTAGTATTAAGCGAAGATGATTTTCAAAGGATATCATCAATACAAAATTTAAAAGACGACATAAAATGTAGTATTTGTTTAGAGAATATAGAAAAGAATGAAGAAATAAAAGATATAACGTGCAAACACGAATTTCATATAGAATGTTTAAAAATATGGTTATGTAATCAAAGTGTAAAATGTCCTATTTGCAGATATGACATTCGTGAATTATTGTAATTTAAAATAAAGGAAATAAAATAATGTTAATAAGTAATGTAGAATTTTTAAAAAATATTATAAAATCAAGAAAAATAAAATTAACATATAAACCGCAAAAATTGAATGGTGAGAATTATTTTTTTAATCCGAATTTGATAATAAAATTATATAATATAATTATTGTTGAAATAAATGAAAAATATCTTTTATTAGAATTTGATAAAAATGACTTACAACAATTAAAAGTAAAGAATATAAATAAAGAATTAAAAGAATTTATACAAACACAAATTGAAACAGACAATCATATATTTTACGATATGTTTGTAGAAACAAAAAATAACAAAGTAAGAATAAGATGTCAAACACCACAAATAAATGGTATATATAATTTTGATTATATTCGTAATAATACAAAACAACCATATAAAGACATATATATACATTCAAAAATAAAAAAGTGTGAAATAATTATAAAAAATATATGGATACAAGATTTTAAAATAGGATTCAATTTAATGTTTAAACAGATAGAACAATAAAAAATGAAAATTAAAAAAATTTAAAAATAATAATAATATATCAATGAACAAGATATAACAATATAACAATGAATATTAATACTGACAAGTATGAGCAACACATAAATTTACTGATAAAAAGAGCAAAAAATTCAGCAGTAACATTTAAACATGCAGCGTGTATATTTAAAGGAAATAAAATTTTTGCATCTGGTGTAAATAAATATTTCAAAATACAAATAAAAAATAACAATGGCGAAATAGAAAAACATCATTTGTGTATTCATGCAGAGATTGATTGTATATCAGGTTATAAAAATGTAAAGGGATGTGATATAATGATTATAAGGGTTGGAAAAAACGACCAATTGATGAATTCAAGACCTTGTAATGATTGTATAGAAAAAATGATGAAAAAAGGTATAGTAAAAGTATATTATTCATTTGATGAAAAAAATATATTTGTTGAAAATATTGAAGAAATGGAATTTAAACATTTTAGTGCAGGGTCAAGATTTAGACAAAGACGTTTAGAAACTTTAAATTAAATAAAAAAAAATGAAATTTTTTTATTTAATATTTTATTTAATTAACAAAATGGAAGAAGTAAAAAAACGTGGTCGTCCTAAAAAACAACCTTCAACAAATGGGGAAGGTGAGGCGGACAAGCAAGTTAAAAAACGCGGTCGTAAAGCAGCTATTAAATATTTTAGTTCTGATATTAGAAAACAGATTCCATTAACAACTACTATAACAGATAACAATGAATATATATTACATATTGATGTAATGGATAATACAAGTGAAATAGAAGAAAAAAAAGTAAAATTAGAACCGATGAATAAAATCAATGAAATTAATTCTTTTAGTTTAATAAAAAATTCAAAAATTGAAGAAAAAAATGAAAGAAATACAAATTTTTTTAAAATGTATGAATCATTAGTGGATGCCCAAGATTATGTTTTACATACAGATATTTATTGTTGGTGGTGTTGTCATATGTTTAAAACAATTCCATTAGGCTATCCTATTCAATTAACATCTAGAATGAAATTTAAAACACGTGGTGTATTTTGTTCATTGGAATGTATGAAGACATATTTAAATGACAATAAAAAATACGAAGGGTATATAGATTTATTTAAATATATGTGTAAAAAATTAAGTGGTAAAACATACAATGATATTACACAAGCACCACCACGTCAAGTTTTAAAAATTTTCGGTGGTGATTTAGATATTACAGAATTTAGAAATACTACAAAAATTTTTAAAATGGTTGAATATCCATTAACTGTTGTAAGAGATTATGTTGAAGAAATCGATATAAACAATATTAAAAATATGAATAGTTCATTGGTATTTTCTTCTAATTTACAACAACAACCTAAAAAAATAGATATTGAAAGTTTTCTAAGTTAAAAAAAAATGAATTTAAAAATAATTTTTTAAAAAATAAACAAGACAGTATCAAACAAATTATTACACAATGACTCAACTCAACAAAATCAAAGAATATATCAAGGATAAGAGTGATGAAGAACTTTTCAAGGATTTGAATGTGTATGTAAAGACTGATGATGATTTGATTTTAGTTAATAGTAAAAACAAAAAATTCAAATATTATAATTTGTGCAATGGGCACATTTATTCGAAAAAAATTGATGATTTTGTTTGTGTTAATATGAATAAAATGAATGACATTAATTTTGATGAATTGGTTGATATTTGTAATGATGAAGATGTTGAAATTGAATATTGTGAAGATGGCACAGTTATTCGTTTGTTTTACATTGAAGAAATTGGTTGGAAGTTATGCACTAACAAGTGTATTAATGCTTTCAATTCGTATTGGACTAGTAAAAAATCATTTGGAACAATGTTTGAAGAAATGTTTGAAGAAACATTGTATGATATTCTTGATAAAGAATATACATATGTATTTATTATTCGACACAAGGAAAATCGTATTGTTATCAAACACGAAAAAAATGAATTGATTTATGTTATGAAAATTAATAATAAAACACAAAAAGAATTATACGAAAATGATTTTGAAAATGTAAAAGAAATTAAAACAATTGAGAAAATCAACAATATTCCTAATATGACAGATGAACCTTTTGAACTTGTGAAATTTGATGTTTCAAAAGATTTTGATAAAATTCATCGTAATGATAAACGTGGTATTATTGTAAAGAAATACAATAAAGAAACAGAAACATTTTCAAGATTTAAATATGAATTTGAGGAATATACACAATTGTCGAAAATTCGTGGTAATATTCCAGATATTACAAAAAGATATATTCAGTTATACAAAAATCTTGATTTACAAAAAGAATTAACATATGAATATAGTGAGTGGTCAGCATTATTTAATGTTGTTGAACAAAAAATGGATGAATTAGCAAATGATTTATATGTAATTTATGTCGAAACTCATATTTACAGAAAATATATGTTGTCAGATACAAACAAATATTACAAAACTGTCAAAATGATTCATAAGAGATACAAGGAAGGTGAAAAAATTACACACGATGTTGTGAAAAGTGTTTTGGAATATATTCCAACATATATTTTGGAAAAGTTTTTGGATGAACTTTACGAAAATTAATAAAAAAACTAAAAACAAAAATGATAAAAAACTATAAAACAAAAATGATAAAAAACTATAAACAAAAATGATAAAAATTAAATTAAAAAATGTCAATTGGCATTTTTTAATTTATTAATTTATATTAATATAATATAATGGCAGATTTAACAATACCTATAATAGGATTAACAATGTTATCAGGATATTTATTAAAACAGAATGAAAAGGAGAATTTCACAGAACCATCTGGAAATAATATATATGATACAAATAAATTAGAAAAAATAAATGATGAAATGTTGCAAAGGTCAATGTTAAATTATGAATTAGCAAAAAGACCATTAGAAACTGGTATGATACCACCACATTATAATAAATTTTACGAATCAAGAATTGGAAATATACCAATAAAACAAAAAGAATTAAAAGAAATGTCAATGTTTAATACATTTTTTGAAGAAAATAAGAATAAAAAGATAGAAATAGAAACACATAATAATATGGAGCCATTTTTTGGAGGAGTTATGAAACAAAATACAGAAAAACATTTTGGTAAATTTTTAGAGAATTTTACAGGAGTAAATAATTTTCAAAGTGGTAAAAAAGAAGTAGAACCATTTTTTAAACAAGCACCTCAAAATATTCATGGAATGCCAGCATTAACTACATTAATAAATAAAGAACGTATAATTACATCTGAATTACGTCAGGGTGAAAAACCAATAGAAGAAGAACGTGTGTATGCGGAAAAGTCTGGGTCTATATTTGATAAAATACGACCTACATTTAAAGATGTAAATGAATTACGTGCAGGAAATCGATTAAAAGAAACATTTAATGGTGTATTGTTAGCAGGCAAAGGAAAAAACGAAATATCAACTGTTGAAAATATAGGTAATATAGAAAAAAGAACACCAGAAACATTTAGGGAAAGACCTATTGAAACATTATTACCAACAAAAGCTGCAATTTTAAAACAACAACAAGACTCGAATTTTAGTAATTTACAGAAAACAAATCGTCAAGAATACAATTCAACATATGTTAATTATGGTAAAAATACAGTTGAAGGTAGTGTATCCAGAAATTCTAATTTTACAGATAGTAAAAAAGAATCGTTTTCATTATCATATGATAAAAACAAAAGTGGAACTAAAAGAATTTTTGATGGAAAGGAACTTTCAAAATCAATTACAATATTTGATAATGATAGAGGTATGCAAAATAATTTTAAATTAAATGTAAGTGATACATTAAAAGGAACTGTTCCTAAATTAAATACAGCACGTAAAACAACAAAAGAAACTACTTTATATGAAACACACGGAACTCCAAAAGGACAAACTGCAAATACAACTACTATGTATTCAAAAAATTTAATACAACTTCAAAATAAACCTACACAAAAATCTAGTGTAATTGAAAATAAAACAAAGGGGGCACCTATGGTAAAATTAAATATGGGTTATACAAAAACAAATATTCAATTACGTAAAACAACAAAAGACCAATTGATTGAACGCGATCGATTAAACGGCCCCCAAAAATTTGACAATACATTAAATGTTGAACCTAATGTATCATCTAAAATAAATAAATTATTCAGTGAAAAACCAAATGAACGTGCTAAAACTCCACAAAAATCTATTAATTTACCAAATCGTCATATATCACAAATTGGTAATGTTGAAATACGTAAAAAAATCAAAGAAGTAAATGCTTTGGAAAAACGTCCATTAATGTAAGTTTAACTCTTGCATTAATTCTTGGATAACCATTTCAGAATCTTCTTGTGATTTTATTATTTCGGAAAACTCGTTTAATGCATTTGTTTTTTCTTCATCTGAATATACTTTTAATTTTTCATATGCATTTGTTAATTCTTTTTGTGTTTCATTTAATCTTTGTTTTAAATCACGAATTCTGTTTAATACTGAAATAGGATGTTCTGGTTTTTCTTGTGGATTTTTACCTTCTTCTACTGCTTTTTGAACCATTTCATTTTTACGTTTTAACCATTCGTCGTTTGCAACTTGTCTATTGTGTAAATATTCTTTAACTAATGTATTTAATTGTTCATTTTGATATTCAATGTTTTGAACCCTATCAGGTGTTATATCCAATGGAACAAATTTACCAACTTCTACTGTGTAAATATCATATACATCATCTATTTTAATAAGTCGTTGTGCTAATTCTTTTGAACTTTCTAATGAATTAGATACACCTCTTATTTTAATTCCCCATACTTTACATTTTTGTGGCATATGTGGCCCCACTATTGATATTAATGCAAATTTTTGATTATCAATCGGTGGGTCTTCTGTTAAATAATCAATTGTATTACTCATTATTAAACATATTATAAATAATTATAATATTTTTAACGCATTTAAATTGATGGTATAAATATCCATTGTATTGTTTTATCTCTTTCTTTCATTTCATTAACAATCTTTTTAAATATTTCATCTTGTTGTCTTAATTTATCTGGACTTTTTAATAATGGAAAATATTTACTAAATTCTGGTAATTTTAATATTTGAAAAAATTTATGTAATGTATAACTATATGATAAAAAGTTTTTTCTTTCTTTTGGTTTATATTTATTATATGGTTCTTGTATAGCCGAAAACATTTGTTTTAATTTCTCTGTTATTTCAGGTGTTAATTTAAATGCCTGTCTTTTATTTATAATATTTATTATTGAAATAATATTATCATAATATTCATTCCTCTTTAATTTTTTCAAGTATTTCTTTACTTTTTCTTCTGTTAATAAATTTAAATCTTCTATTCTTTCCTTTTTTGCTTCTGTTATTATATCCTCTATTAAATCTTTTGGTATCATTCTTTTTTCTTTTGCTTCAAACCTCTTTAACCAATCTTCAAAATGAGACATTTTTTCATATGTAAATTGTGGTCTATAATCTAAATCTCTTAATTCTTTATATGATAATTCTGAATGTAGTTCTATTGTTTTATGCGCTACACCGCATTTCGGACATACTAATAATCCTTCATTTATAAAAAATTCTTCATTACAATCTTTACAATGTGTCATCTCTCTTTTATTTTCCACTTTGAACGGTGTATATTCAATATTAAATGCTTTACAATATTCCATTGCTATTTTATTCTTTTCTATTTTTATTCTATTTAATTCATCTTCATTTTTTACTGTAATATTTTGTATAATCTCCTTTTCTTTATCTTCTAATTCTACATATTTAAATATATATGGACAAGACTCTGTTAAATATTCTAAATAATCCTTGTTTTTTTCAATGTCCATTTCTTGTTTCTCCAAGTTTTTTAATGTTGTTTCCAACATATCCTTTTTGTATGTATTTCCTTCCATCTTTTTTATATCCCTCTTGTATTCTCTTATCTTCATTCTTATTTTTTTTATTCTTTCACTCTTATCGTTGTAAAATGATATCTTGTTTTCGTGCAAGCTCAAAATAGAAAAATTACTATGTTTATTAGATAATTTTTTCATATTTCTATTTTTTCTCATTATATTTAATACTTTTATATATTTAAATATTTTATTTCTTTTTATAAAAATTAATTTAAATAAATCAAATATTTATAATAAATGAAATCCTTACATTTTTTGATTTTTACTTTATTATCCCTTTTTGGATATTCCTTTTCTTTATCTACTTTAAATATTTTCCATTGTGATTCATCAAATTCATCCGTCCTATGTGATAATCTTTCCTCTTATAATGTTTGTTCATACAACTCTTTTAAACTAAAATTTGATTCTTGTAATATTGAATGTTCTTCATGTGATTCAACAACTGACCGTAATGTAGTTGTTCCTATTACTTCAACAATTACTACCACCGATTACATAACTAAGTGTATTACTCTTACAGAAACAGATACTTTTACTATTACTGATACTATTACTAATACATTAACTGATACTATTACTAATACATTAACTGATACTATTACTAATACATTAACTGATACTATTACTAATACATTAACTGATACTATTACTAATACATTAACTGATACTATTACTAATACATTAACTGATACTATTACTAATACATTAACTGATACTATTACTAATACATTAACTGATACTATTACCGATACATTAACACAAACAGTATTACAAAGTTTTACTTCTACATTAACAAGTAATGTTTTTGTTATTGAAACAGAAACAGTTGTATTAACATCTACTTTTGTAGTTTCTACAACTGATAGGTCTATTACAATTCCTGAACCTACGACTACAGATAGGTCTATTGTTGTTCCTGAACCAACCTGTGTAGATTATTGCCCAGAACCTACAACGACTACTGATAGGTCTATTGTTGTTCCTGAACCAACCTGTGTAGATTATTGCCCAGAACCTACTACAGATAGGTCTATTGTTGTTCCAGAACCAACCTTACCAGTAGATTATGGGTATGGTGATAATGTATCAACCGAATCAACATCAACAACAACAGAATCAACAACAGAATCAACAACATCATCAACAACATCATCAACAACATCATCAACAACATCATCAACAACATCATCAACAACATCATCAACAACATCATCAACAACATCATCAACCACAACAGAATCAACAACAAGTGATATCATTATTGAGACTATTTTTTAAATATATTATGTTATTAAATAATAATAATTTAATAACATGAATTTTTTATATTCAGACAATGACACATATACAAGCACGGAAAACAATACGAGTGATAGTGAGGAAACGGAAATTTTAATAAAGGATACTGAATTTTTTGTAAAGACGAAAAAAGGAATACAGGATACTATGAGAAGTAGAGACGTAAAAAAGGAGATAGAGGATTGTTATGTAATGAAAACGATGAATGAAAAACGAATATTAAAAAAATTAAAATTATACAAGAATTGGATAAAATATATTAATACTGAAACATTTAAATTTAGATTTGGAGGATTATTATATAAAGTGAATTATCCGGATTATATAATGTTGATGAATCCTACAAATAGACAAATATGGATGGTAAAATTAGATAAGAATATATTATTTATTAAAAATATTGTAAAAAATTAGTAATCAGTTTCAGTATCATATTTATTAACAACATATTTGAGTTTATTATTATTTTTATATTTTTCACGATATTTGGCAACTTGTTTAGCTTGTTCAATATTAGTTTTATCGTGTGTAAGATTATAATTGGAGAAATGGAAATGCCAAAAAGCTGAACAACCTACACGAAAATCTGTATGATTTTCAGCTTTATACCAAAAGACTTGGTCTTCGATATTGTTAGAAGAAGTAAAAGTTTTAATAACTAAACAAGAATGTTCTTCAGTGCATCTATCAAGAATATTACAAAACCCATCAAATGTAGGAATACAAGAAGCATATGCTTCATACAACTTTTTACGATTAGTAATAGATGGTTCATTAAAAATAAAAACATAATCCATATTACCACGAAAATCAGTAGGGATGGCTTGAGCATATTGTGTTGTAAGAATAGAAAGAATATTGTAATGACGTCCATTAAAAATAATATTTTTCATATTGTTATCTCGTTTCCAAATATTGGCATTGTGCAACATATCATCCAACACTATAAAAACATTATTTTGAGGAGTTTTACCATTATTACCTATACCTTTTTCACGAGAATTTGAAATTTTCTCAGCTTGTTTAATAAATAATTTATTTATTTTATCAGAATCAAAATCAGAATAAATAAATGTATCTGGAATAAAATTACTAAAAAAAGGAGAAGCTTGTTCAGATGAAGAAAAAACAATACCATAAGGTATATCCTTTTTATTATAAAAAATATCTCTAATTAACCAACTTTTACCACTGTTATGAACAACATTTGTATTATATAAAAGAAATTTATTATTAGCATTAATTGTAATACTGTAAAATTTATACATATTGTGTTGTTTTTTAATATTTAATTTAAAATATGTAATTTTTTGTAGATTATATATGGGTAATTGTATATTTTTAAAATTTATAATACCAATATTATTTTCATAAGTATATTGAATACATAAATTTAAAGAATGAATAAGAAAAACAATTCTTGAAAAATAATAAAAAGGTATTTGTAAAACAAGTTGATTATTTTGAGAATTTGAATGTAAATATAAAGAGTTTAAAAAATCTAAACGGTCATTTGTATTTGTAATAATATATTTTTCAAAATCAGTTATTGAAAAATTTTTATACATTGATATAGAAAAGTGTGAATTCAAAAATTGAAATTTATTAAAATTAAATAAAAAATAATAAGCATAATTAAACGGGTTTAGTTTTTGAATACAAGATTTAAAATCAACTAATTTTCTATAACCATATAAACGTTTTTGAATTTTTTTTGGTAATGCTAAAAAATCATTAACTGAAATATCAATAAAAAGATTTTCATTTAATTTTTCAAAAAAATACATTGCACAAGATTTCGATTTGAATTTCTTTGACATTGATTTTATTAAAGTATTATCAAACCATTTAACTATAAATATATTGTTTTTATAAATCAAACATTTTTCTTTACAATATTTTAAACAAAGTAAATGATACGGATTTACATAATATGAATCATTATATTTATTTGAAATTTTATAACAAACATCATTAAATGTTGTAATATTTTTAATTTTACGCGGTGTAGAATCATCACCCATTAAAATTGTATCATATGTAATATCTTGAATTTTTATAGGATAACCATTAAAAGTTAATAAAAGTGTATTTTTAGTAAAACAACGACGACGACCTATACATAAAATAGTAGAATCAGGAAGAATACTAGTTAAATCAAATTTACGTATATTTAAATTAGTAATGGCAGCATCAATCATTAATTTAAATATATAAAAAAGTTTATTATTTTAAACAATTTCCATTTTTATGTTTAAATTTTTTCGAGTCAATACCTAAAATTATATTTATAGCGAAATTCAAAGAATCACTTAAATCATCTTTTTTTTTAGACTCTTGTAAAAAATTTAAAGATGTTGTTTTATTGTATTTTTCTAAAAACCATTTTGCATATTGTATTGAATACCATTTTCTTTGTGCATATTTACCTTTTAAATTACATTGTAATTCGGGGCCATCATATGTTTTTAATTTTAATGTTGCTCTTACAAAACGTATTATTATATTTTTTTCTTTGAATAATTGAATAAATTTTCCATAAAGTATATGACTTATAAATAACATTTTAGGATTGCATTTTGGTTGTAATTCAATGTATATACTTGATAAATTATCAAATATATCTTTATTTACTAAATATATTTCATCAATCTTGTTTTGAAATTTAACTGCAATTTCTTGTAATAAATATTTATCTATATTTTTTACAACAATTTTATTTTTCACAGTTTGTTTTATTGTTTTTGGAAAATGTATCTTACAAGTATATATCTCTTGATTATCTTTTTCATATTTTAAACTACATTTTTTATTACACTGTTTTCCTGAACTTTTTACATTTTCTTTACAATATTGTTCCACTGTATCAAATACATCATATACATTCCATAGTAATATATCAAATCCTGAATTCATTATACATAATGATAAATTTCTTAAACCAACATCAATACAACACGTAGTTTGCATATAATATTGGTTTAAGAAAATAAATTAAATTTCGTTAATATAACATACAAAGTTAATCCATACATTTAATGTAAATTCATTTTTAAATAAACTTGAATAATTTAAAAATTTGTATTTAACATAATCATATGAACTATGAATAGCACTTTTATTCTCCCTGTAAAAATCTAATTGTTTAATATATTTGTTTTTATTTCCATTAACTGGATTTATTTCTTCAAAATCATCTATACAAATACTTATAAAATAAGAATCTTCATCATTTTTTGAATTGTAATTGTTCATAATCAATTTTGTTAATTGTGTATCTAATAAATTATCTTTGAATCCAATATTGATATTACAAAACAATAATACAAATAAATTATAAATATTTAAAGATGTTAAATTGTTAAACAATATATTTCCATAATTTTCAATTTTCAAGTCAAAAATTATATTTGTTAATGTATCTACTAAATAATTATCAGGTAGTTCAAATGTTTGATTATTAATACATATTGATTCTAAATGATTATCTAAAATATTAGATTCTTCTATATATTCATCTGTTAATAAC